CATGACGAACTACAAGTAGAATGTCATCCAGATGTAGCACATAAAGTTGGTAATATCCTTTGTGAATCTGCAACAACTGCTGGTGATTTTCTACGGTGTAGTTGTAAGATTGAAGCAGAATATAAGATTGGTTTTAATTGGTCGGAAACCCATTAAATGACTATTAGAGAATTAATATTAATTGGTATTTTTATGTTCTGTGGTTATGGTATTATTGTTATGTTCAATTCTATTCTTGGAAACAAAGATGAGTGACGCAGTATACTTTATGAACCAAGTAAACGAGTTTATAGCAAGTAATCCAGATCATCCTATTGTAATCGAATACAATCGTGGAGAGATTGGATTGGGTTATATTATTAGAAACTGGAAGGAGATCTGCAATGCGGATTATTCAAATAAGCGGGAAGGGCCGAGTGGGTAAAACCACTCTGGCCCATTTAATTGCACGGCATTCTTTTAATAAAGGATATATACCTGTTATTTTACCGTTTGCTCAAGCGATTAAAGTAGCTGCAGAGCAAGAAGGAATAACAAAAGAAGCTGACTCATCTAAATATAGAAAGTTTTGCCAAACTTTAGGAGCAACACGAAGAGCTGAAGATCCAGACTATTGGGTTGTAAAGACCTTTGAAGTTATTCAAGAGTATATGGTTAAAGAAATAGATAATAAAAAGCAAGGTAAAACAAACTTTGAATATGTTATTATTCAAGATGATGTTAGATATATGAATGAACTAGCTTTTGGTAGAGATTTAGTAGCTACTCAAATCTTTTTAGAAGCTGGAGAAAGAACTTTAGAAGAAGCTAATGCTGAGTGGAGGCATCACGAAAGTGAAACGCTTGCTAATAGTATTGAATCTTCTTTACAACAACCAAACAATGAATATGAAGAATTGTTTGACTTTATATTAACAAATGATGGATCACTACAAGATTTAGAACATGCTACTAAGGATAGTTTAGAACTGTGGTTAAATCTTGGTTACTTAGAATTAGAGGATATAGATGACACTGCCGACTGAAGTTATTCTTGATGGGGATATCATTGCTTATCGTGCTGCTTTCTGGGCGGATGCGGAAGGAATAGATGAACTACCAAGTCGTATAGAACAAGACGTTAAGAACTGGACACCGCCTAATACTGATAAAGTATATATCGCTATGTCTTGTCCTCGTAGTCACAACTTTCGTAGAATGTTTTGGCCAGAGTATAAGAAACATCGGGATGATTTTAAGTCACCCGATTCAATGGATTATGCTTTAGAGTGTATTTACAATACACAAAATACTACAGTAAGGTGTGTCAATAACCTAGAAGCAGATGACCTAATTGGTATGCTTGTCTCTGAAGGTCGTGCTATTGGGGTAACGGTTGATAAGGATCTACGTCAGATTCCTGGATGGCACTGGAATCCCGATAAAGAATCAGAACCAGTAAAGGTAGAAGAAGACGTGGCTAATCGTTATTTCTACCAGCAATGGATGACTGGAGATACTACCGATAATATTTGGGGTTTATGGAAAGTTGGTCCTGCTCGGGCTAGTAAATTCCTGGATTCAACCCTTAAAGAGACATGGGATCAGAAGATCCTAGATATGTATGAGTCTGAAGATTGGGCTAAAAGACCAGAGGAAAAGCGTCCTTTAGACTTTTATCGTAAAGACTTTGCGTTGGCACAGGCACGTTGTGTACGGATTCTTCGTCATGGTGATTATGACAAAGAAACCCATACCATTAACCTATGGTGTCCAAATAACCACGGAGTTAGAAACATTTTAGATCTTAGTAAGGGAGTAATTAATGAGCAAGATATTTGAAGATTTTGTAGCAGTAGATAAGTATTGTAGATGGATTCCAGAGCAAAACCGTAGAGAAACATGGGATGAAGCAGTAGATAGATACTTTGATTATCTCATTGCTAGGCTGGATTTACCCAAGAAACTTCCTCTAGAAGAGATGAAGGAACTTGGAAATATTAGACAAATGATGAAGGATCGCCAAGTCTTTGGTTCCATGAGAGCCCTTATGACTGCTGGTCCAGCACTTGATAAAGATGATGTGGCAGCTTACAACTGTTGTTACATTGCTATTAAGTCTACTAAAGATTTATCTAATATTCTCTATACCTTAGCCTGTGGAACTGGTGTTGGTTTCTCTGTAGAAAAGAAGAATATCCAACAACTACCCACTGTTAGTGATACAATTACAAAAGTAGATAGTTCTATTATTGTAGAGGATTCTAGAGAAGGCTGGGCAAATGCTTATAAAGAGTTTGTAAATCAACTCTATAGTGGTAATCACCTTACTGTTGATACTAGTCTTATTAGGCCAGCAGGAACTAGACTAAAGACCTTTGGTGGTAGAGCATCAGGTCCAGAACCATTTATTCGTTTAATTAAATTCACAGCAAACATATTCTATGGAGCCTGTGGACGTAAACTTAAACCAATTGAAGTACATGATTTAGTATGTCAGATTGCAGATTCAATAATCTCAGGTGGTGTACGGCGTTCTGCTTTAATTAGTTTATCAGATTTATCCGATTATGAAATGGCCCATGCAAAGAGTGGACCTTGGTGGGAAAAGGAAGGCCATAGAGCTTTAGCCAATAACTCTGCTGTGTATGAATCAAAACCTGATATGGGTTCATTCATGCATGAGTGGAGTTCTTTATATAACTCTCGCTCGGGTGAAAGGGGTATTTGTAACCGTGAAGCTATGCAAAACATTGCTAAGGAAGCAGGAAGAAATCCAGATTTTGAGTTTGGAACTAACCCCTGTTCTGAGATTATTCTCAGACCAAGCCAGTTCTGTAACCTTTCTACTATTGCTGTTAGACCAGAAGATCAACCACCACATCTAATTGACAAGATTAGAATGGCAACAATCCTAGGAACTCTCCAATCAGCTCTCACTAACTTTACATATTTTAATGATAACTCTAAAGAGTTTCAAGAAAATTGTGAAGAAGAAAGACTGTTGGGTGTTTCAATGACTGGTATATTTGACAACAATCTAACAAATGGTGGTCATGGTCCAGAAGAATTACAAAAGCTTTTAAGATCTCTTAAGTTTGTTGCTCGTAAGGTTAATGAAAAGTGGGCTGAATATCTTGGTATTAATCCCTCTAAGTCTATTACTTGCATTAAACCAGAAGGAACTACAAGTTGCGTTGCTGGTACTGCATCTGGTTTACATCCACGTTACAGTAAATTCTATATCCGTAGAATTAGAATGGATAAGAACTCACCAATGGCTCGTTTTATGATTGATTCTAATATTCCATATGAAGCTTGTGTTATGAAACCAGAACAAACACTGGTATTTTCATTCCCAATTAAAGCAGATTTTGGAATTACTGAACAACAAATAAATGCCATAGGTCATTTAAATCTTTGGTTAGCTTATCAAATGTGGTACTGTGACCATAAGCCAAGCATTACAGTTAATTATTTAGATAATGATTTCCTGCATATTGGTGGTTGGTTGTGGACTCACTGGCCAGCTGTTTCTGGTATTTCTTTCTTACCAAAGGATAACCATGTATATCAACAAGCACCATTTGAAGCTATTACTGAAGAACAATATAACAAATTAAATGAGGTGATGCCAACCTTTGTTGATTTTAGTCTTCTTTCAGAATATGAAAAAGAAGATACAACTACAGGCACTCGCACTCTTGCGTGTACAGCAAACGGCTGTGAGTTAACTTAAGGAGTTACCATGTCTCAAATGTTTATTGAATCTGAGTATGATATGGATCAGGCGTTAGCCGAGACTATTAAATTAGTTAAGCTTACCAATGCCTCTCTAGATCTTGGGTTTAATAATATGGCAATGGTAGATATCTTCCTAACAAACTTACATAACGAGTTAGTTCAAAATAAAATTAGTCCAGATGATAAGAAATTTCATCTTAATATAATGGTAAAAAAATCAAATGAACAAACTTAATCTACTCATTGAGCGTTGGAAGGCGGGGTCCATCAAGGACCCCGACCTTTCACTTGCGCTTAAAGCATTACATGATGTTAAAATTGAAAGGTTAAAGAATGAAAGAATCTCTACGGATAAGTCAGGAATTGATCCAGTATCTGGAGAAAACAATTCAACTAGTCCCAAGCGACCTAAAACTAAAGGACTATGAAAGAGGCTTTAAAGCTGGTCAACTAGAGATTATTCTTAAAATTAAAAGTCTTTACGAGCAGCAAGAAAAGAGAAACTAATGCCAAACTTTTTACTATTAAGCGATTGTGATGTTTTTCCTTTACCAGAATATAAACGATTTGGTGGTAAGGGTGGTGGTGGTGGAATGTCTGAAGCTCAAATAGAAGCTCAAATGCGACGACAAGAAGAAATGATGAATCGTCAAATGGAATCTCAACAGCGATTTCAAAGAGAAGCAGAAGAAAGACTTCGGGCAGAAAGAGAAAGACAACGTGAAGAAGAATATGCTAGAAGACAACAAGAACTAGTAAGGCAAAGAGAAACTAGAATTAACCAAGAACGACAAGAATCAGCATTATTCCAGGAAATGACTGGTCAATCTTCTGAAGAAGGCAGCGATTTTGGTGGTGGATTTAACCTAGCAATGCCAACAATTGAACGACCTGGGTACGAAGGCGAAGATCGTCCAGTATAAGGAGATACAATGAATTCCGAGAAAACAATTAAAGAACGATGGGCAATATTAGATGCTAAACGTGATACTAAATTAAACAAAGCAAGAGCTTGCTCTGCTTTAACCGTTCCTACTCTATTACCCTATCAATCTTTAACTGGAGAAGATAACCTATTTCAGACTTATTCTTCAGTTCAATCTCGGGGTGTAACTTCTTTAGCTTCAAAGATCCTTAGTGTTCTTATTCCTTTAAATGATACTCCATTTTTTTCTTTTGGATTAAAAAATGGTAGAGAACCTAGTTCAGAAATTTCAGAGTATCTTCACAAACTTTCATTTCAAGTTTATAAAAAACTAATATCCCATAATCTCAGAGAAATTTCCTATCTTGCTATGCAACATTTAATTGTTGTTGGCGATGTTCTTGTTGTAATGGAAAATGATTTTTCTTTTAGGGTAATTAGACTAGACCAGTTTGTTGTTCGTCGTGATGTAAACGGAGATGTTAAAGAATTTATTTACTTAGAATTTATATCTCCAAGTAACGCCGAACCAGCAACAGCTTATGACTTTTTATCTGGTGAAAATAATCAAACAGGTTATAAAACAGTTTACATTAGAGTTTTTAAATCAGAAGAAAATGATACATGGCAAGTAGAAAAAGAACTAGAAGGAAACCTTATTGATAAAGGTGAATATACAGTATTACCTTTTATTATTTTAAGATGGGCTAGTATTTCTGGTGAAGACTACGGAAGAAGCCATGTTGAAGATATCTATTCAGATATTAGAACACTAGAGTCTTACAGTCGTGCAATGATTCAGGGTATGGCAGCGGGTTCTACTTTCTTTATGGGAGTAGATCCAAGTGGAATTACCGAAATAGATGATCTTGCTGGCGCTGTTAATGGTCAGTGGGTAGGAGCAAGAAAACAAGATGTGTTTGTTATTTCTCCCAGTGAAACAATTAACCCACAACTACAAGCGTGTTCAGCTGCTGTAGATAATATGCGTAAAGAAGTTGGTCAAGGATTTTTACTACAAGCTGCTGCTATGCCAAGTGGAGATAGAGTTACTGCTACTGCTGTTAGAGCAATCGGTAATGAACTAGAAACAATTCTTGGTGGGACTTTCTCTGCTATTGCTAGAGACTTTATGGTTCCACTAATTAGACGTACTATTTATTTAATGATTTTAAATAATGAAATTGATCAAAGAATGGCTGAACAATTTGATGAGGAAAACGGTATTCTTAATATCGAAATTCTCACTGGTCTTCAATCCCTTAGCCGTGAATCAGACATCACCAAGTTACTCCAGATGGGTGAGATGGTTCGCAATCTTCCACCAGAGGCCGCTTCATCCTTCAAGTGGGAAGCATATGCTAGAGCCCTGATCACGGCTATGGGTTTTGATGCTAACAACTGGGTTCGCAGTGCTGAAGAAATCAAGAAGGAAAAGATGGAAATGGCCAAGGCCCAGCAACAAATGGAAATGCAAAAGATGTTTGCAGGAGCCGCTGCAAATGCCATGGGTGGCGCTGCTCAACAAGACCTAATGAATACTGGTGGTGCAAATATCCCACCAGAAATAAGTCAACAAGCAATGCAAATGCTAGGACAAGGAGGTATGCCCAATGGCTAAAAGACCAGATAAAAAATCAATGCCATGTAATAAACCAAGACCATCTACTTCTCCAGGTAAAAAGAAAATGGTTAAGGCATGTGCTAATGGACAAGAAAAGATTATTCATTTTGGAGCAAAAGGTTATGGTCACAACTATAGTTCGGAAGCTCGTAAATCTTTCAAAGCACGGCATAACTGCGACTCTGCGGATAATAAACTAAGCGCTAAATACTGGGCCTGTAAAAACTTATGGGCAGGGCCTGGTGGTTCTAAAGCATCCTGCCCTAAGGGTAGGAAGTGCAAAGGATGACAGACTCTAAACAGTCAGCACTAGCTAGAAGATTAGCTGAAAAGCTTAATGAATATCCAACAAATACTGTTAATAATTTAGTAGAAACTGTAAATAATCTAACACAAACTACTAATAATTCTATTGTACAAACTCAACAACAATTAGAAAATCTAAAGAGTTATAGTGAAGGTACTGGTAGTTTACTAACATATCATCTAGATCTTGAAAACAGTAATTCATTTAATACTAGAATAACAAATTTAGAAAATGCTCCTCCTTCTGGTGGTGGAGGCGGCATTGATCCAACAGATCCTGAACCAGTTTTAATTTCTGAAAATTACGTTTCACAGATGCAGAATTGGGCTAATGCTGGCGGATCTATTCAAATACTTTCTTTTAATGGATATGGTGAGTTTGTTAGTCCTAGGATTTTTCAAACTTTAGGTACAGTAGTTGGTTTTAGTGGCAATAACATGTACATAGTTGCGGCTGCTTCTGAAACTGATCATGCTGGGATAATTGAAATAGTTGTAGAAGATGATGTTACTGGAGTTTTATCTCTTAGTAGCAATGCAACTGGTACAGTATGTGTTCCAGATGACATTACTAGGATGATTGCAATTATTAAAACACCTACATCTTTTCCAAGTACTTCTTCTTTTATTGTTGGATTTGCTACAGACTTAAATGCACCAACTGAAGGTATTTACTTTGTTGCTAACCCAGCTACAAATACATGGATACCAACTGTAAACAATGGATCTAGTACATCAACAGGCACAACAACAGCATTGGCAACTAATACATGGTATACATTAGAAATCTCTAAAGTAACATCCAGTAGTTTTGATTTTACTATAAATGGAACTACTGTTAATATTAATACAAATGTTCCAACAGACCCATTAAATTGTGGTTTATGGATAGATAACGCAGCAGGCCCTAGTAGTACCCAGTTGAAGGTTAAACTTGATTTCTTTTCTTTAAAGTTAAGAGGAGATGCTGGTGGAGTATTGCCAGCAGGAGCTACCGTTGAAGGTACTTTAAATGAAGTAGATGTTGCATACAACTCAACTACTCAGGTTTATACTGTAGGTTTACCTAATGAAGTAACCGTAGAAAATCTAAATGTAGATTCAATAGACTTTGATACAGCACCAGCTACTTCAAATGCTTTAGCAAGATTGCAATGGGATAATGACTATAAGACGGTTAGACTAGGTATGACAAGTAGCATTAATGCTCCACTTGGTCAGTCTCTTTATAAACGAGTAAGAAACTCTAGTAATACCACAGCTATTAATCTAGGTGAAGTTCTGTATATCAATGGATCTCAAGGTGCAACTGTACTTCAGGTAGGACTAGCAGATGCAAGTTCAGAACTTACAGCAGCTACAACAATCGGTATTGCAGCAGAAAACATTGCTGCAAATGGAACTGGTATGATTATCCTTCAGGGTTTATTAACTGGTTTAAATACAAATGCCTATAGTCCAGGTGATCTTGTTTGGCTAAGTACAACAGCTGGTGCATGGACAACAACTAGACCGACAGCACCAGATCATGGTGTGTTTCTTGGTTGGATTGTTAAATCAGCAGGAGCACCAGATGGTTCTATTTATGTTAAAGTAGCCAATGGTCAAGAACTGTATGAGTTGCACGATGTTAAAATTACCAGCATTGCTAATAACGATGTACTACAATGGGATAACACCGATCTCCGTTGGGAGAATAGGTCACTAGCTACAGCTGGTATAGCAGCTGCTAGCCATACCCATCCCCTTAGTGATATAACCCAAAGCTCAGCTGGCTTGAATCAAGTTCCCCAGTGGAATGGTTCTAATTGGGTTCCTGTTACGCTAAGTACAGGGGGTAGTCCAGGTGGTTCTACAGGTCAAGTTCAATACAACAATGCTTCAGCCTTTGCAGGAGCAACTAATGTTAAGATTAATTCTAATAATCTAGAATTAGTTAAGCCAGCCACAGAACCAACTACAGCACCAGCAAATTCTATTGTAATGTATGTCAAAGATCTTGGACACAGAGATCTTCCAGCATTTGCAGATTCCTCAGGTTGGTCTACTAACCTACAAACTTGTATTGCTAGAAATAAATTTACTCAATTTAACTTTAATGGTGGTACAAATGCTGCCGCAATTAGCAATGGAATGGTACTTACTACAACTAGCGTAGGTACTGCTGGTACTGCTGGTGGTACTGTGGCTTTATCAAGTACCTCAATACTTGGAGGTAGTCGTAGACAAACTTATCTAACGTCAACTACAGCAAGTTCTGCTACAGGATGGAGAGCGACTGCTGCTCAGTGTTGGAGAGGTAACGGAGTAGGTCGTGGTGGTTTCTTTTGTGTATGGAAGTTTGGAATAGGTGATGCAGTATTAACTGCTGGTGGTACGTTATTTGTTGGACTAAATGATTCTACATCAGCTCCAGTTGTTGGCGTTACTCAAAATCCTAGAACTACTACAGATAATACCATGAGAAATCAAGTTGGTTTAGTTTTAGCAGATGGATCTTTAGTGTATCAAATATGCCACCGAAATGGTGTAACTGCTGCAACATCAATCTCAACAGGTATTACAGCTAACTTAACAGATATTATTGAGTTTTGTTTATATACTCCACCAAATGGAACAACTATTTATTATTACCTAAAAGTTTATGCTGATTCTGGTTCTAATACAGAAATTAGTGGAGATATTGGAACAAGTAATATTCCCGTCAACACTACATTGTTTGTGCCGCATATGTGGCGTGGGAATAATATTTCAGCAACAGCATTAGCGGTACATGCTCTTGCATTTAGTATTGAAACCCCACACTAAGGAGTCAAATGAAATACTTTTTAAAAAGAAAAAATATGAAATTAATGGGTTATTTATTATCTCTTTTGGTTTGTACTACCATTTTTGCTCAGGTAAACAATGACCCAAACACCAAAATTAGAGTAAAGATTGGAGATATTCATTCAAGTACCGTTGGTCAGAATAACTTAGTTGCTTATAATGAACCATTT